CTAGTTAACTGGCGTGAACATGATTTCCGGCGGCCCTTGCCTCGTCTCCGGCATTGGGCAAAAGCCGCCAGGGCAGCCACTGGCCATGTAATCATCAGGGTCGTAATCAATTTCCCTTTCTTCCATCGCCTTCACTTCTTCATACACTTCCTCTGTGAACTGGTTTAGCTTTTCGTTGGCATCCACTTCTTCCGTGAGACGCTGTAGATACCATTGAGCTTTGCGCAAATCTTCGGCGCCATTTTTCCTTTCGTAGCGCCATAAGTATTTAATGCAATTCCCTTTCATGAATCCACGGAAGGCTTCTTCGCTCATCGAAGCTTCAATGGCTTCAATGCATTCCAAGCCACCGGCAGTGTAATGAGAGGGATGACTGATAGGATCGTGCATGGTTCAGAATTGGTAGTTGTTGGCTTCAAAGGCTGCAAAAGCCTCGGGAGCGATGGGGCGAGCGAGATCAAGCAGTGCTTCCGCATAAGTCGCGATTTCGCATTGAGCGCCCTTTCCAATGCGCAAGCTTATGAAATGAAATAAGGCTTGCAGTGAACAAGTCCAAGTGAAACTGGTGTACATGGCGGACGGCAAAACGGCGCGAGCCTGCTCTTTACTCACCCCCATGGCCACCAGTTCTTCGTAGGCCGCCTTGGCGACGCCCAGAGCCTCTCTGTAGAAGATGGCAGCACGAGACTGGCCACTGGCGGACAAGGGTCCCCCAGAGGCCTGCCTGTTGGTTTCTGCTTGCTGCAGAAAGGTTGATGGCATATAAAACTGAGCATCTTCCGCCGAGCAATAGCGAAAGCTCTTTTCATTCCAGCCAAGTTGATCGTCAACGTAAGTAGAGGCCACTGTGTGTTTCCACCATTGCCTGGCAATAAACAGGGGCGCCTTCACTTGCCACTTGAACACCACTCCGCGAAATGGGCTCGTGTGGTGCTCGCGAGCAAGGTAGTTAAGGAGCTTTTCGTCCTTTTCGCCCCATTGCTCCTTCTTATTGTCGAAACTTTGACGCGCATCGTTCACCACGGACAAACTATTGCCCATGGAATCAATGAGAGCCACAAGGCTTTTGCCGTCACCAAGGGGGTCGACGAAGGGGTGATCAGTCATTGAGGGTGGGCGAGGGGGCGATCATCAAGCGAAAAGCATAGGCAACCAGCCACCACTGCCAAAAACCAAGCGTAAAGCTTGGGAAGAACATGGCAGCGCATATGCTCAACACCCAAGCTCGCAAGCATCCAACCAAGAAGACGCTGAGCGCCAAGCCAACAAACTTGCCGAGCTTTTCGGCTGTGCTCAAGGAGGAGTCAGGGGCGGTCATCGAGGAATGAGGGCGATGGGGCGGATGCGTTGAATTGCCACTGTACTAGAGATGAGAGCATCTTCTCTGTCCCAGGTGACCACTGCCGCTTTTCTTCCATTGCTTTTAACAAAGCCTTGGAAGCTTCCGAAGGTGCTTGTGGGCACCATACCAGCCCCTGTGAGGCTGACCAGTACCACACGCTCTCCGACGGTCCAGTCATAGTTCTTTGGCAGCCGTGGAAGTCTATGCCTTTTGCTTGATGGGCGCAAGACTTTCGGGCGGTCCGAACCTTCTTTTCTAGTTTTTTCTCCATCGTCCACTGCCTTAACAAAGCTCTTGCGACCATCATGCTGCTTTAGCCTAAAGACAACAAAGGAGGAAGCTTGCATGGCGTTTAGCATTCCAGTGGAGATGGTTTACAATGGGCAAATGGTGCGTGGCATTATGGGTCCGTTTGAGCATTCTGCAGAGCGCGAATTTGCGCTGACGGTCAACCGTAGGGCCATTGATGAATGCACAAGCTTGGAGCAGCTTAAAAGCGTGAGCAAGAACCTGCTGGAAGGCTGGTCCACGATGAACACAGCCCTGCAAAGCATGATGCTTGAAAACATTCAACTCCGTCAAGCACTAGCCAAGAAAGAGCTTGATTTGCGAGCTGCTGACGAGCTCATGACGGAAGCCGCTGAGATTGTGCGGCGATGTGAGAGGCAATCAAAGAAAGCCAGGCCGAGTCTTTGGCCATGGTAGACGTCAGGAGAAAGATCGTCCAGCCGCTCGTATATGCGAGATTATATTTTTTGCAATCGCGCTCATAACCAGAGCCAGTGACGTGGCGGCCACGATTGTAAACGCCACCCTGGATTTCGACGCCAGTGCGAGAGAGGGGATGAGCAAAGTCAAGCCTGTACCTTTTTGAGCGTTTGCTTTTGGAATGGCGCTCTTGAAAATCTCTTTCCCACGCATCAATGTCAGAAAATTCCCTTTCGAAAATCAACTGAGGATAATGCGCTTGCCAAAGGCCGAGAAATTGATCTTCAAGAGCACTCAAAGCCTAAACGGCAGCTAGTTGTACCTTAGCGCCTTGGTTTTGGTAGTGGCCCGTATAGGCCTCCGCCTCTCCGTCGAGCTGATACAGCATCACTTGCACAATTCCTTCGTTTGCATAGATGCGCACGGGGAATGGCGTGGGATTGGCGATGTGCATAGTCAAATGACCAGCCCAACCAGGCTCGATTGGCGTCACATTGATGATGATGCCACAGCGGGCATAGGTGCTTTTGCCGTCGCACAGGCCCATGATAGACGGGGGCATGGAGATGAGCTCCAAGCTCACGCCAAGGCCAAAGCTGTGAGGGGGCAAGACAAACCAGGAGCCTTCAGGGCCGTGATTCAGACAAGCCTCGTAGCCAGAGTAGACCATCATCTTGGGATCGAGAGCGGGCTTGCGGCTTCCCTTGAATTCTCTCCCGTCAAAAATGAGAAAAGAATCGGACGATAGGCGAATGTCATAGCCTGCCTGGGAAAGGCCATACGAGATGGCCTTGGCTCCAGAATCAAGAGACCGTCGCTTTTCGCCTACGAAAGGAAGAAATACATCTAACTCGGCAAGCTGCTGAATTTCTTTGTCGTAGAGCAGGCTCATGATCAAAAAAGATCGTCGGAGCCACCTTCACGATTGTCCCAAAGGCTGGCATAGCCCTTGGCGCCTTCCTTCTGGCCTTTCACTTTGACAGAGCCAGTGAAGCCAGGGGCGCGGTCGGAAGTCTTGCGCTCATTTGGCCAGACGGCCATGTCGAGACTGTAATTGCCACGCTCGTTGGGGCCTGCTTCCTTGAGGGCCTTGAGCACATCGACGGTCAGGTCGATGGCGGCAGTGATTGGAGGCTTTCCAGCCATGGTGTTTCTCCTCCTAGGGAGTGATGATTGACGCCCTTGTTCAGGGCCTGCCAATCTTACCCCTTATCCATCGTGAGCGCAAATGCCTTGCTGCCTGGGTAGTGCTCTTTGAAATATCTCTTAACAGTATCCATAGTGATGCGCTGTTGCGCTACCAACTCAAAGCCGTCGAGGTGGACCAGTTGCAGCGATGGCTCACTTTCTTCGTTTTCAGGGTCGTAGCAGGCAATCACGCACCATGCCTCATCAATGGGCTGCTGGTACATTTGCTCTACCGCCATGGAATAGGCGCCCAGTTGCCGCTTGTAATCGGCGAGCTGATAGTCGGGCTTTTCCTTATAGCTAGTTTTCCAGTCGACGAGGGCAACAGTGCCGCCTGTCATCTGTGCCACCATGTCGAGCGTACCAGAATAGCCGATGCGAAATTCTGCATCGTACCAGGCCACAGCACTCTCCACGAGCAGAGGCTCTTGAATGCCTTCCAGGAATGGCTCCACTGCATCGAAATAAGGACGCCAGTCAGGAGCTTTCTCGAGGTGGTGCTCAATATCCTCCCCATCGAAATGATCTTCCAGCACACCGTGCATCCAAGTGCCGCGATTGGCGGCCAGGCGCGTGCGTCGATTTGCCTCGTCAGCGCCAACGCGCTTGCGCCAGTTGACGAGAGCCATCACTTTGGCCACTGGGGCCATGGCCGAAAGGAAGGTGGTCACCGAGGGCAGGACGATGCCTTCTGGTACGTTTGGGAAGCCTTCGTTTATATAGTGCCTTTTCCCATCGAGGCTGATGCGCCTTGGTTCAAAGCGTTCAAAAGAAGGCATGGTGGCCTGCAGGCAGAGGTCCAGACAAGCCACTGTACCGTCAACGGCTAGGAATGCAATAACTGCCTGAGCTGTAATAGCCCAGCGGACAGGAGCCTTTCTTGACGATGGGCTCCCTGCAAGCCATGGCGGCCATGGGAATAAAGCACAGGACGATGAGAATGATTTTCATGATGCAGAAAAAACGGAGGAGGAAGTGCGACTTTCGCGAGAGGGAAGATCGACTTTCGGGAAGTCCATGATGGCGCCAGTACCACGGTCCCAAGTAGTACCGCAATCGGGGCATTGATAGGCAAAGCCACGGTCAGTCTCCCATGACGACAGAAGAATCACGCGACTGAACCATTCAGACCCGCCAAATAGCTCTTGCTGTTCTTTGGGAATGGGCTTGTCGTGCCAGAGACTGCCGCATTCGGGACAGTGTTTAAGCTCATCAAAACGCATAATGTTCATCGAGGGGATTTCCATCTTGGTCGCAGGCAATCAGGCCCGCAAAACTCCTTGCGAGCCTGGCCGCTGCCCTATCTACTTTTTTCCCTCTACATAAGCCTTCGCCCATTCAACGGCAGCATCCGCCCCTTCGAGGCAGGCGGCACGCAGGCAATCAATTTCCTTTGCCATTGCCACCTTCGTAATCTTGATGCCTTCCTCCTTAGTCCATGAAGTGACCATGGTGCTAATCACATTGGCGAACATCTCAGCATCTTGAATGTCTTCGCCTTTAGCCAGGCCAAGAGCCTGCAGGGCAGCTTTGCCGAGCATCAGACTGGCACGTTCATCAGCCTTGCCAAGGGGATTGGCTTTGCAGAAGGCCAGCAATGCTTCTTTCCCATTGAATCCTCCTTCAGAAATGCCAGTAGTAGCCTCCTTGAGGGAAGGTGCAGCCGCCTTGGCCGCAGGGGCAGGCTTTGGGGCTTCTTGCTGGAGAGGAAGTGATGGAGCATCGTCGGCCCTGGGAATGTCCTCACCCGCGTAGAGCTTGAGGCCAAGACCAGTAAAGGTGGCAATGCACTTAACGCTGGCACGCTGGATGTTGTCGCTCACCTGACGAGCATCCAAGTCTTTCACGGCGTTGTGCTTGTTGTCCATCACGGGGAACACCAGCGCGGGAGTGCGCCTGATGCCGTCCGTCAAATAAGGACGCAGAAGCCAGCAGCCCTCCCGGCCAAACACCGGCCAGCCAGCTTCCTTCTCTTCGAAGGCGACGAACGTGCCAGGAAACTGTTCATTGAGGTAGCGGAAGGCGAAAGGCCACGACAAATAGGACAGGCCTTTGTAGTTCTTCTCCACGTGGTCGCCAATGGGAAGCTCGTAAGCTTTCTTGAAGGCTTCAGGAGAAATATCAAGGGGGGAGAAATGGCCAAGCATGCGCTCGGTGAGCATGGCTTCGTTCACGGCAGTGATAGGCAACGTCATGAGGGTGAAATCAGGGGAGTTGTAGAACAAAAAAGAATGTTTCATCCAACCACAGAGGAGTCAAGCTTGTAGTGGTTGTCGTAGAAGATCACAAGCTTCTGGGGCTTTTCTCCTTCGTGCGTGACTAGGCTCGTCCCAGGAAGCGGCCAGTCGTCCAGCACGCGAATGTCGCTAATGCCTTCAGTGGAAGCCTCTTCGTAGCCTTCGTCGATTGCTGCTTCTTCAAAGCAGAGAAGGATGGGCAGATCGTTGCCGTATTCGGCTGCGGCCTTGTCCAGAATGGTGCGCAGTTCAGAAAGAATCATCGGTCGTTGTAGAAAAGGGCAAGGAACAGGCTTGGTTCAACGTCAGACTCGCCAAGCAAATCAACGCCTGGCAATTGATGCCCGGAGGAGCAGGCGTAAGAAGTCATCACGCGCAGGGAAATGCTCATGAGGTTTTCTGGCTTGGCCAGTTCGTAGCAATACTCTGCAGAATAGGCTCCCACTGGCATGTCGCCAAACTTGTTTTCTGCTTGCTGCAGCAGAGAAATGAGTTCAGAAATCTTCATCGGAAGGGAAAGAGGAAGAACTGGTGTGGTCGATGATGTCGGGCCAGACGGCATCGCTGATGATGGTCGCCTGTTCTGGTTCGGTCGAGCGCACAATGCGCTCAAGAGCTTCTGACTTGCTGAGCTGAGCCTCTCCGGCAATAAGCGAAAGGTGGGCATAGGCTTGGTCAGAGAGCGTGAAGTGGCGACGGCGTTTGCCGCCTTCGTAAAGAAGCTTTGACATGGCCTCCTCAAGGGCTTCCTGAGCATAGGCCCACGATGCTCCCTTGCAAGCCCCTCGGGCCATCAGCATCTCTTATGGAAGCCAGTGGTTGCAACGCTTGCGCCGAGGTGACATGATGGCTTGATTCCTACCATGCTGCATGGCGTTCTCCATCCTCGACCACCTCGAACAGCTCGAACCCAGCAACGAACCCGGCAAGTTTGTTTGCCCAGCGTGCGGCGGCAACGACTTCACGGTGAACAAAACCAACGGCGGCTACAACTGTTGGCACGACCCCAGCGCCGCCCACCGTGCCGACATCCGCAATGTGCTGGCTCCATTGGTTCGATGGGAAAAACCAGCGAGGGAATCAGGGCTGCACCATTTTGATTATTACAACAGGCAAGGCACCAAAATCGTTGAAGTGCATCGAGACGATTCGTCGGGCTCGAAGCGCATATGGCAAGATTTTCCCACTATTGCTTCTGAAGCCACCAACCACAAGGCCCAGCTCCAAGAGGTGAAGGCCGGGATTTTGCCGTACAAATATACGGAAGCCCTGGAGGAGAGCAAGAAAACTGGTCTTCCCATTGTCATTGTCGAAGGTGAGCTCACCTGCCAAGCCGTGTGGGCCGTGGGACTGCCCTCTGTCACCTTTCTGGGCGGTTCGAAGCAGTACCGCACCAACGGCGACTACAGCCAGCTCTTCAAGGGGCAAAAGATTGTCCTGGCGCCCGACAGGGACGAGCAGGGCGTGGCCTTCATGGCAGAAATTGCCAAC